GTTGCTCGTGCCGGTCTCGGTGGTGGCAAGGGAGCCCACGATGGTGAGGCTGAGTCCTCCGAGGCTGTCTCCACTCGTCCGATGATGAACTACATCACCGACATTGTGAACTCCCTGTCACGCCGCTACCTTGATGCTGACCTCAACGTCACGTTCGTGATGCAAGACCGAGCCAGCGCAGAGACCATGAAGGAAACTGCCGAGGCGAACCAGATTGCTCTGTTCTCCGGTCAGAAGACCCTGAACGACCTTCAGGGAGAACTTGGTCAGACGCTCTACGAAATGCCAGAGGCAGACGAGCCGATGATTGTCGTTGGCAACACGGTTCAGTTCCTCAAGGGACTGCTTGAGACCAGCAACACCGGTGAGACCATCGGACAGAAGGAGACACCAAGTGAGTCGGACAGCACGACAGGCGAAGGTGCGCCTAGCGAAAGCCCGGAAGGTGCGAGTGAAGAAAGCGCACGTCAGGGCAAGCCGAAGGAAACTGACGTAAAGCCTGAGGCAGCAGTCGCTGACGAGATTAAGGCATTCAACAAGTATGTGTCAGCCCGGCTCCGCAAAGGCGGCACGTTCCGAGACTTTGAGTTCAAGACCATCAACGAAGAGGACGCTTGGTGCTTCAACCAAGACGTGCAGGCTATCGTCAAGGGCGAGACCTACACCCCACCTAAGGGCGTGCAGGCAGCCGCCCAGCGAGCCCTCGACTGGATCGCTGATGGGAAGGCTGGCTCAGGTTTCACTGACGTAGGTCGCAAGCGAGCCTCTGACTTGGCTCGTGGCGCAGGTGTCTCGATGGCAACCGTTCGTCGCATGAAGGCTTACTTTGACCGTCACCAGAGCGACAAAGATGCGACAGGCTTCTCCTCGAGCGAGGAAGGCTACCCATCTCCCGGTCGTGTGGCTTGGGATGCATGGGGAGGCGACGCAGGCTACTCATGGGTTCGTGGACTGGCTGGAGAGGGCAAGGCAGCAAACGCTGACGATACCCCAAAAGCAAGTTTGACTACTAAGGCAGAGACTCCTGAGATGGTGGCTCGTAGGCGCAAGGTTGCGACCTACTACGCTCCACTGATTCACGATGCGATCACCAGCGCAGTTAGCGGCATTGACGCTGCTGTGCGCCACGCCATGACAATGGCAACTGCCAAGTCAACTGACCCGGACAAGAACAACGCCAAAGCCTCTGTCCAGAACAACGTCAAGTTCGACAAGAAGAAACTGGCAGAGCAACTGCTGGCAGTTCACGCCGAGGCTGGTCTGGTTGGCACTGTGGACGCTGCAGCCCAATTGGGAGATGTTGCTTCAGACACCCCGATTGCTGGTCTGGCAAACACCATTGACTGGTCAACGTGGACACCGGGAGACCCTAAGGCTGCCGAGAAGGTCGCTGGCAAGTCCCTGAAGGCTCTGCTGGACAACTCTGGCATCACCATCAAGGGAGTGTCAGACACCACGCTGGAACACATTGGCAACACCATTGCCGATGGTCTCCGCACTGGTGCGACGCATGACGAGATAACGCAGGCAATCTACAACCACTGGGCATTCGACTATGACCGGGCTTCGATGATTGCTGCTACCGAAACAGCCAGAGCAGCCAACGCTGCAACGGTGGACTCCTATGAAGCCTCTGGGATTACTCAGTGGGACTGGGAGACCTATGACCCATGTGATGAATGTCAGGCGCAAGAGGCTGACAACCCTCACGACTTAGGCGATGACACGCCACCGCTTCACCCAAACTGCGAGTGCTACATGAAGCCCTCGCTTGACTAATGGAGAATCCATGACCGACAACATCAAGAGCATCTACCTCGGAAACCTGACCGCCAAGCGTGGCGAAGACGGTTTCATGTATGTCAAGGGACTAGCGACAGATGACACGCTTGACCTCGACCAGCAGGTCTGCGATCCAAAGTGGCTTGCTAAGGCAATGCCAGAGTGGATGGCGATTGGCAACATCCGAGAGATGCACCAGAGCAAGGCTGTCGGCAAGGCAACCGAGATGGAAAGAAACGGCACTGGCTTTGTTGTGACCGCTAAGGTCGTAGACAAGCAGGCTGCTCAGATGGTTGAAGAGGGCATCTACACCGGCTTCTCAGTTGGCATCAAGGGCGCTCGTGTGGTCAAGGATGAGAAGGCTCCCGGAGGTCGAATTGTTGACGGGGCCATCGTGGAAATCTCACTCGTGGACAGACCGGCCAACCCTAGTTGTGTAGTTGAGATTGCAAAGTCAGTTGACGGAACGCTCGTGAAAGGCGCTGCTGTGGAAGACATTGAGAAGGCTGAGAGCCCAGCGATGAACGCTGAGGCTGTCATGACCGAAGAGCCCGGCATGGACAAGGAAGTCTTTGACCGTGACAAGCCAGAACACTGCCACGCTTGCGCTGGCACTGGCAAGAAGACCAACGTTGAAGGCAACACTCAGGAGACCAACTGCGACGTTTGCGATGGCTCTGGTCTGCAGCCTGAAGGTCGTGTCGAGGACTCCGAGCCCTATCGTCCAAGCATCCCTGAGACTCTTGAGAACCGTGACATGAAGGATGCCGAGCCCGAGGTTGCCAAGCGTGACTACTCGGACAAGGAACGTGCCGACGCTGCCGAGGCAGGTCAGGCTATGCCAGACGGTTCATTCCCCATCAAGACCGTCAAGGACTTGAAGAACGCCATCCAAGCCTTTGGTCGTGCCAAAGACCCTGCGAAGGCGAAGGCTCACATCAAGGCTCGTGCGAAGGCTTTGGGCAAGGAAGACCTGATCCCGGAGAACTGGAAGTCAGTTGACGCTGACACCGCAAAGGCTGCGGAAGACCAGATGCACGATGCCGCCGAACTGTCGGCAATTCGTCAGGGACTCATCAACTGCATCAAGGCTGAACTCGACGAGATGTTGGCTGGCGATGACAATGAGATTTGCGATGTCAAGGAACTCCTTTGCACCTTGCAGATGTTCCTCGACTGGTGGACTGACGAAGCCAGCGAGAACCAGACAGAAGCCCCATTCACCGGATGGGACAACGACAACACAGGAGACATGATGGCTTACATCGGACTCGGCGTGAGCGCCGACCTCATCAAGAACGCAAGCGCAGACACTGCGACCTCAGAGGTCAAGGATGAACTGCGCTCCGAAATCGTCAAGGCGCTGGGCCTTGAAGAAGTCATGACGGCGAAGGCTGAATTGAGTGAAGCGAAAGAGGAGATTCAACTCCTGAAGGCTGCACTCGATGAGGTGAAGTCAATGGCTGCTCCCGGTGGGCCTGCACTCCGTGCGACCCGTGAGCAAACCAGCAAGAGCGCAGCAGTCTTGGCACGAGAGGTTGAGGCACAGCGCTTCCGCAACCTCGCTGCTCAGATCACTGACCCTGCACTTCGCAACCAGTATCTCGACTCTGCTCGGGCTCTGGAAGCAAACAACTAATCCCCTCCAATCAAAGGAACCAACATGGCACTCGCCGCTCCCTCCCTTGACCAGATGTTCCACGGCCTTCCAGCCGACGAACAGGTCAAGCGCTTTGAGGCTTACAAGTCAGCCCTCAGCACCATTCACAGCAACACGCTCGCTGCAAAGGCTCGTGGAGAAATCTCCTTCGACCCACAGCGTGGCATCACCAAGACGGTGAACACTGCTTCACGCATCACTGAACTCACCAGCGAAATCAGCAAGGCTGTTTCCGGTGACCAGTTGGCTGCTGTTCAGTCTTCGCTCGACGGCCTCGCCGACCTGCAGAAGGACTTGACGCTCACCAGCCCGTTGAATAACACTGTTTCCGGTGTCTCAGGCCTCGTCCCATATGGCCTCGACCCGGTGCTTTCGTTGCTCATCCCGAAGGAACTCTACATCCGCAATTCCACGGCCCGCATCAAGGCTCAGGGACAGGCGCTTGAGTTCCGTCGCATCACTGGTGTGTCCAACGCCGGTGTCGGTGGCGTAGGCAACACCTCGTCGTTCTTCAACTCCAACTCGGCTGCCACGTCATTCGGTGGTGTCACGCTGAACCGTCCAACCAAGATCACCTACGCCGCAGACAAGATTGTCAAGTCGTTCGTTGAGCAGGGTTTGTCGGACAGTGTTTCACTGCAGGCCGAATACGCCGGCCAGGGATACACCGACCTTCGCCAACTGTCACACACGGCCCTTATCTGGGCCCACTTCTTGGCTGAAGAGCGCAACATGTTGAACGCTGTTTCTACGGCTCTCCCCACCTCGGCTTTGACCTCGGTGACTGCTGCTAACGACACGACTGGTTCAGGTCTTCCTGCCACCTCGTCAAGCACGGTTCAGATCACCTTGTCATCGGCTTACGGTGAGACTGCTCCTGTCTCGGCAGGCACTGTCACCAACGCCACTGCTGGTCAGGGTGTGAAGGTGACGTGGACTGGAACTGCTCCTTATGGTGCTGTTGCAGTGAACATTTACG